TCAAGCACCTGAAGGATTTGCTGTTGCCTGACACAAGAGTTGAAAAGTAGGTGGCGTCCGGCATTATCCAAGTGACCTTGCTGCTTGGGGCCATGGGTCTTGCGTTACTGCCGTTTTTCCAGTTTTTTCGTGGCACGCCCCATCAGCTGGCTGCAATTAAACAACTTGAGGAGTCGCTGCCAGAGGAATTATTGGCGGAAGACGAGGCAGATTGGTTTCAGGCGTGGAAGGAGAGTGGATATGACCAGCAGATCTTCATGCCTTACTTTAGGCAGCTCGATAACGAGACTGGAACGGGATACCGCGAGTGTTTCAGTTCAGCAGCTGCGATGGTGGCAGCGTTTTACAAGAAGGTTCGAACGGATGATGAGTACAACAAGATCCGTGCCAAGTATGGAGACACCACATCAGTAGAGGCTCAGATTGCAGCGTTGGAAAGTCTTGGTCTGAAAGCTGAGTTTCGTAAGGACGGTGACGCTGACATGGTGGAGCTAGAGATTGAAGCTGGCAGGCCAGTGCTGGTTGGCTGGTTACACGCAGGCAACATGCTTCGTGGCGAACCACCAATGTGCAATGGCTTGGGCTGTGGTCATTGGAGCGTGATCAGCGGTTACGCAGGCAAAAACAGCAATGATCCGGAGTGGATCATGCAAGACCCTCGTGGCTACCCAGAGATGGAGAAGGGTGGCCATAGCAATCCGCATTTGGGACGTAATGTCCGCGTAAGGCAGGCAGCGTTTTACCAGCGTTGGCAAGCTGAAGGCCCTGGAACTGGTTGGGTGATTTTGATCAGCGAGTGAGATCTCAGTAGGATTGATTTTTGCGTTTCAGATATGGCGGTTCTTTGCGATTGGGAGATTGCGGCTCGATGCCGGAAAAGCCAGATGGTCGTCCCATTCGATGAAGAGCTGCTGAATCCAGCCAGTCTTGATTTAAGACTTGGTGACTACTTGATGGTGGAGAGCATCTATAGCCCTGATCTGGTGCGTATCAACATCGCGGACAAGACAGAAGATGACCCGTTCATGCTTCAGTCCGGCGAGTTTTGCTTGGCTGAGACACTTGAGCTGTTTAACCTTCCCGACGACATCAGCTGCCAATTTGTACTCAAGTCAAGCCGTGCACGATCTGGTCTTAATCACCTGCTTGCTGGCTGGTGCGATCCAGGCTGGCACGGAAGCAAGCTGACGCTTGAGTTGAAGAACGAACGGCTGCATCATGCTTTGCCCTTGTATCCAGGCTTGAAGATCGGTCAGATGGTGTTTCACGCGATGTCTAACGTCCCAATGCACAGCTATCGGGAGACAGGGCACTACA